GGGGATTCGGCCATTCGTGAGAGTGTCTATGAGTAGTTCTAATGAATCATCACGCAAAGACCTAATGCCAGTTATGGCATCAATGGAGCAGGCGTCTGCGGCTTGTGGAATGAGCCTTCCAATGCTTAAAAAGGCCAAGAAGTCTGGTTGTCCGGGGTTTGAGTCAGGCGGACGAATCCGGCTTGGTGAAGTCTTGAGGTGGTGGTTCGCTCAGGCCATTGAAGAATCGGGCGAAGATATGCCGCCAGACGGTCTATCTAGCTGGCGCGACGCGCTCAATCGCGCACAGACCAAGCGCGAAGAAATCCGACTGGCAAAAGATCGCGGGCAGGTGGTCGAGTTCGATGAAGCCAAGCGGCAGGCTGCGGAGGCTGCGGCGGTTTATTTCGCAGAACTAGACCGGATGTGTCGCGAACTTCCACCTGTCTTGAAGGGGCTTGATGAGATTGGCGTGTTCAACAAGCTGGAAGCGAGGCGAGAGGAAATCCGGGAGACATTAAACCGCGCATTTGAAGCGGTGGGGAGTCAGGCCGAATGAACATTTTTGCTGGTGTAAATCCGAAGCCAAAACCAAGCGACATCATAACGTGGTCACATGAAAGCATCCGACTGCCAGGTTCGACACTTAGCGAACGGTTTGACATCTCAATTACCCCGTGGTTGCGCGAGCCGCTTGAGAGGCTGTTGGACAACGAGGTTCGCATCATCACATTCGTCAAGCCGATCCAGTCTGGTGGTTCAAGCGTCGGCGAGATTGCGCTGGCGTGGTGGGCTTCATTCGGGCGTGGCATCATCCAGAACAACTGGCCGAAAGATGAGCGTGCGGTTTCACGATGGCGCGAAAGAATCCTCCCGGTTCTTGAGCGTTGCAAAACGGTCAAATGGATGGGCGAGCGGTTTGAGAAAACAATCTGCCAAGCCAACCTGATTGGCTCGACGTTGAAGGTTCAGGGCGTGTTCAGTCCAGACGCGCTGGATAGCGATTCTGTGCCGTTCCAGGTCAACGAAGAGGTTCACTCATGGAAGCCGGGTCACATGGCGAAAGCTCGCGGACGGCAGACCGCAGTTTGGTTCTCCAAAGCGATTGACATCTCAAACGCCGGGCTTGTTGGCGATCAACTTCATGGCGAATGGCTCAACGGGACACAGCAATCTTGGGAGGTCAAGTGTCCGGGGTGCGGCGAATATCACGCAATGCGGGCGCAATGGGACGAAACCAAGCCGCAGCTTGGCGGCCTGCGTTATGACTCGACCGGATGCAAGACTGAGCGCGGGGAATACGACTACAAGAAACTACGAAAGACAATCCGCTACCAGATGCCATGCGGGAAAGAAATTCTCGACACGCCAACCGAGCGCAAAGCGCTGAGCATGTCTGGCAGGTATTCCGAACCAAAGAACGAAGGCGCGATTCTTTCACATCGGAGCTACAACTTTGAAGCCGTTGCGGTGGATTATATTCCGTGGCTTAAGCTGATTCAGGAGAAACATGCTGCGCTTCGGGCGTTGAAACACGGCGACAGCGAGCCGTGGCGAAGATACATCACCGAGCGCGAGTGCCGATTCTACACGGAAGAGATGAGACCTTTTCAGGGGCGCATAGTCGTCAACACGAAGCTCAAAAAGAACCGGGATGGATTGCAAGGACGCGCGGCGAGGCTTTGGGCTGCGGACAAACAGCGCGGATACAGATCGCAGGGTGAGCTTTCCCACTATTGGCTTGTGATTCGCGACGTGATGGAGAATTGCGATTCGCAGCTTGTTTATGAGGGGCAAATCCAAACGGATCAGGAATTGATCGCGGTTCTTGATGAGCATGGCTGCCAAAGGTATGCGGGAGGCGTTGACGCGTCTTGGGACACAAAGGCGGTCTTGGAGTTCTGTTATCGGAACGGGTTGAACGCATTCGTCGCGAACCAATCACACAAAGGATGGTTCACACACTCGCGCGACAAGGTGAAACGATTCTACGCGGAAGAAAAACCCCTGCATCTCGAATTAAACATGCCACCGCGATTCAACTATTCCGCGTCGGAAACCGGATGGACTCCGGCAAAAGAAGAACCAGTTGTTTTGAGCTACAACGTGGCCGGATTATTAGCAAATCTGTTTTTCATCCGCGAGAACGAATCGAACGTAAAAGCCAACTCGCCACACGGAGACTTCATCCGATACGAAGTGCCGGGGGATGCGAGCGAAGATTACAAGATGCAATCCGAATCTTGGGAGCGCGTTGCGTTCAAGCAGACAAAGACGAACGACGACGTTGAAGGATTCTCAAAGGTTCGGAAAGACGACCACATGCTGATGTGCGAGGGCTACATCGCAATGATGATGGAGATCGGCGGTTATCTCGGAAACCGTCTTTCATCTCTCGGCATCGGAAAACCCGTTGAAAGGCAAAGCGAATGAAGCTCACCAAAAGACAATCGCAGATCATCACAATGATTGCGTCTGGACAGGGAGACAAACAGATCGCAGCGGAAATAAACATCTCGGTGCGGACGGTCAACTTTCACGTTTGCGAACTGTTAAAGAGGCTTAAAGTGAAAAACAGGGCGCAAGCCGTCCGAGAGTTTTTCAGGTAGTTCATAATTAGGGGTTTAACCCATTACAAAACTGGCGGCCTTTTTCACTAGACGGCTGGCTGGGCTATGATAAAGTGTCCTCGTTGGTGGCGAAGAGCCGCTAGCCCGGCGTGAGACCCGGAACAAAGAAAGAGCAATTATGAAAACAAAGATGCAACGAGTCTTCGAGGCGGTCATCAAAGCCGTCGGCAACAACATGACCCGCTACCAAGCGGCAGAGTGCGCTCAATACCTGCTCAAGAAGCACGCCGGAAACGTAAAGCTGGCGGTAGAAGCTGCTGAGCAGCCATACAACATCGGCGGTAACATGACCTACTGATTTTTAGCCCCTCGTCGGCGGAGGTCTTCGCGGCCTCGCCGCAGTTGCTCGCCTCCCGTCTCAACGACGGGGGGCTTTTTGTTTTTATTGCTGGTAACTTTGCTAGGTTGAAAATTATTAGTTTAGTCTAATAATTTTCCACCGTGGCACTAGTTACGGATGACCTCAAAAGGATGTTGGACGACGCATGGGACGATGCGCCGGAGGGTGGGTTGACGCTCCGTAATGCGTTACGGGCGAAAGAGCGAGCCGCAGGTTTGTTGGTTTCCGGTGGCTCGCTTTCTTCCGTCTCCAAAAACTCCGCTTCTCAATCCTACGCATTCGGCTCTGGCGCAGTCACCGCAACCGACATCGCCCGTGGCTGGCGAATCCTCATTGATCTTTACGATTCAGTCGTTGCCTCTTCCTTAACCGATACGGACAACGAGACGATTGTCATCATGCGTGAGCGGCTTGTTCCGATCCGCGAGTTCACAAAAGACTTTTCAGGGATAGGATTCGCATGAACTTATTCCAGCGTCTAATCTATGCGGCATTCTTCGCGAACTACGACGCGACAAGGTTCACCACTTCGCGCTCGTTCCGTCCTGCGCCGCTTCAAGACTCCCGTCTTGACCTGACGAAATCTCACCGCGAAGTGTTGCAATCCAAGTCTCGCGACTACGAACGCAACTCCGAGCTTTACGCCAAGATTGCGGATGTGTGGGAGCAGTATTGCGTCGGGACAGGAATACAGTTTTCTAGCGCGTCAAAAGACAAGGCGTGGAACATGGCCGCAGATGAAGTGATGGCGGAATGGTATCCACGCGCCGACCTCCAATCACGATTCGGGTTTGAAAACCTTCAGGGCATCATCGCGCGGTCAATGTTTATTGATGGCGAGGTTTTTGTTTTGCTCACACGAGAAGGCGCATATCCGCGAATCCAACTTGTCGAGGCGCACAGATGCAAGACTCCATGCGATCTACAATCCGAAGAGGGAAAGACCATTGTTGACGGGGTTCGCATAGACCAGAACGGTAGGCCGATTGGTTACTATTTCATCAACGGAGACAAGTTTGTTCTTCAAGACGCATCAACCGTTGTCCACATATTTGAGCCAGGCAGACCGGGGCAGTTTCGCGGCATCCCATACGCCACGCCTGCGCTCAACACGCTTCACGACTTGATGGACTTGCGGATGCTGGAAATGAAAGCCAGCAAGGACGCTGCTGAACTTTCCACAATCATTTACACGCAGACCGGGGAGATGCCCGCTGGATTGGCGAGCATGGCGCAGAAGTTCGGTTCAACAACCGTTGCATCGAATGGCGTCACCGCGCAGGAGTCGAAGATTCAATACTATCAAAACGCCACAGGAGGCAGAACGTTGGTAGCCCAAAGCTCAGACAAGATCGAGCAACACAAGAGCGAACGACCCGGAACAAATACGCGCGAATACTGGCGACTCCTTCAATCGGATGTCGCTGCTGTTTGCGGCACGCCGCTCTTTCTTCTCTATCCCGAATCGGTTCAAGGCACGGTTGCGCGGGCGTCGTTGGATGCAGCATCCGCGTTCTTCCGATGCAAGACATCGGTTCTGGCGACCTACTTCAAGCGCATCCGATCCTATGCGATCCGGGCGCACGCGACATTTGACAGGCGAATCGCAAATCTTCCGAGCGATTGGGAAGCGACAACGAGCGGCACAGTTCGCGCACCGAATGTTGACATCGGACGAAACTCGCAGGCGATGCTCTCTGAGCTTGCTGCGGGGACGCGGACGTTCACAAGCGTAGCCTCTGAGCTTGGGCTGGATGGCAAAAAGATTCTTGAAGAAAAAGCGGACGAAGCGCGGTTGATTCGTCAACTCGCGCAAGACAGGGGAATAGACCCGTCCGAGATTTCAAACATTGTCGTTGAAAAACCGTCGAGGGACTCGAAAGAAGCGCAAATGGAGGAAGAGGAAACATGAAAAAATGGTTTTCAATTCAAAACAAGGCGGACTCAAAAGAGCCAGCCGAAGTCCTGATTTACGACCAGATTGGCAAGGACTGGTTCTCGGGTGACGGGCTGGCTGCGAAGGAGTTCGCGGAAGCGTTGGCCGAAATCCCGAAGGACAAGAAGATTATCGTCGGCATCAATTCACCTGGTGGCGATGTGTGGGACGGGCTGGCGATCTATCACCAACTGAAAGCTCGCGGCGAGATGGTTCAGACCCGCATTGACGGCATCGCGGCATCCATCGCCAGCGTCATCGCGCTTGCTGGCTCAAAAGTTATCATGCCCGAGAACGCGCTTTTGATGATTCATCGCGCTTGGGGTTTGGCGATGGGCAACGCCAACGACCTGACCAAGCTCGCGGCGGAACTGGTGAAGCATGACGAAATCATCGCCGGAATCTATTCGGACAAGAACGGAAAAGACAAAGCGCATAACCTTCAAGCGATGGACGCGGAAACGTGGTTCAACGGCGCGGAGGCGAAGGCGTTCGGCTTCGTTGACGAACTGACCGATGCTGTGAGCATCTCAAACAATCACGACCTTTCCCGGTTCAAAAACTTTGCGGCTAAAGTGGGCGCACCAAGTCAAAGCACGGCAACACAGCCAAACACCGCCGATACCAACGCCGCAAACAATTTCGCTGGAGTCACTGTGACTCGGCAAAACGAAACAAAACAAACAAAAGAAGGAACAAATATGTCTCAAACCGCAACACAGACGGCGGAGACTCCGACTCCAGCCACGGTTGATAACGCGACAGTTATCACCGCGATCAACAATCTCGGAGACACCATCATCAAAGCATTGAAGCCCGTTGAAGCACCGAAAGCAGCCGAACCGCTTTCCCCTTCTCGGATTGAGGTGGGTGCGAGCGTTCTGGATGAATATCGTGCGCTCAAGCCGGGCCCGGCACGTGCCGCTTTCCGTGAAGAGCGTCACGATGCTCTCTTGCGCCAAGCACCACAGAACGCAAACACGTTCGGAAGCTCGCTTGTGCCGGACAGTCTCGCCGACGCAGTTGTGACGGTGGCTCACAACAAGCTTGCGTTCTTGAACGCATTCTCGGTGGACTTTGGCACCGACGAACTTCGTCCGAAGGCAACCGTTCAGGTCGCGAAGGCGACCGCAGGCGCGACTGGCCAGAGCGATGCGACGAACTTTGAATCCGGCGACTCTACGCTGACAAATATCGGCGTCAGTGTGTCGCAGAAGTCTGTTTCGTTCCACATCTCGAACGGGCAATACAATCAGGGATTCCGGCTCAACCAAATCGCTGCTATCAATGCCAATGTTTTGGCCGACATGATCAGCGATGTTGTGACCGCGCTGATGCTGACTGGCACGTATGGAACTGCGCTCACAATCGGAGCGGCTGCAAACTTCGACGCTGCTGACCTGCCCCCGATTTACGGCGCGGCCAAAAACTACAACCGCAAGAACCTGATTCTCGACGGCGGACACCTTGCTTATCTGTTGCCGACAAACAAGTGGCAGTTCGCGCTTGGTGAACAGGGCGCGTTTGGGTTCGACCTGATTGCTGAAAACAATCGTTGGACTGGCGCGACAGCAAATACGGTGGGCTTCATCTGCGACCCGTCCGCCATCGCTTGCGCGTCCGGTGTTCCGATGACATCCGCTCCGGCTGGTGAGTTCATCAGCCAGTCAACGGTCAGCATCAAGAACGGCCTCACTGTTCAGATCAACACATGGTTCTCTCGTTCAAGCCGCACGCTCTGGGCGAGCTACGATGTGATGTTCGGCGCAGCCGCTGGCGACACAACCGCAGCGGAATTGCTCATCACCGCCTAATCAAAACAGCCGGGGGACTAATAATCCCCCGGCTTTTCAAAAAGGAAAAACATGAGAACCGGAAATGTAATCGTCCGAGACGGCTTGTCTGGAAAACTTGTTTTCACAGGCGCATACGCTGAAGCAAAAGCGAAATGGGCTTCGCAGAAGATTTCTGCTGGAGAGACATGCGAATTGTCTGCTTCGGACATGCGAACAAAAGTTCGCAAAGGAGAGGCGAAACCGACTGTTAAAAAGCAGGAAAAATAGCCCATGCCATCCATCGCCGACAACCTCTTGCAATCGTGCGCCGCGAACGTTGAACAGCTTCACGGCGAGCCGATTGAGATTTTGTCGGGGCTGGACGCGGGCAGGACATTCACAGGCGTCAGGGAGGTTGAATCCGATGTTGTTTTGTCCAGCGATCTTGGCGAGGACTCGCGACCAAGAATCGTCATCCGATTCCGCAACGAGAACGTGCCGAGAATCACAGGGCAAGGCCGGGTGAGAACGAGCGACGGCAGGCAATGGCAGGCGACCCGCATCCCCGGAAACATCTATCTCACGACAGACTTTGAGCTTCGCGAGATGACACCACTCGACAAATGATAACCGCGAACATTGACATGACCGGGTTCAACGCTGGTGTTGCGGCTTTGATCCGCAGCGTCGGAGCGACATCGCGCGTGGTGGTGCAGAAGGAGACGGGCGAGCTTATCAAGGAACTTGTGAAACGTTCGCCTCCAAAGGACAGGGCGCGTTCTCAATACAAGGCCGAGACGGATGTGCGCTCGCGGTTTGCATACGCCGCGACGGGTGGATTCAGGGACTTCGCAAAAACATCCGCGTCGGCATCTTCGTCAGGAGTCAAATGGTATGCGGTGGACTCGCAGCATCTTCGCGGCGTCTTGCCAGAGAACGACATGACGAAGGAAAGCACGGATGCTGTTTATCGTGAGTTCAGGAAATACGGCAGGACGGGGCGAAAGGTTTTACAGTTCAAGCATCCGCGCAGGAGTCAGCGCGTGATGATTTCACAGAAGCTGCTTGTCACCAAAAAGCAGGTCGGCGATATCGTCAAGCGCGTCAAGACCAAGTTCGGACGGCTGAAAGCTGGCTGGCTTGTCGCGGTCGCGAGCGGGAACATCAGGATTTCGGGCGCGAACACGCCGCCTGCTTGGGTCAGCGTTCACAGCAACGGTGCAAAAGGCAGGTTCTCCAACAATCTTTCAGAGGAACACAATCCGAGCTTCACAATCGCCAATTTCGCAAAGGGCATCACAGACAAGGCGATGAACTGGATCGTTGCGTCTGCGTTGAATGTTCGCGCAGCAAAGATGAAGCAAAACGCCGCTCTCTTTACGAGCGGCAAAAAGACACTTGCTGACTATGCCCGCTGAAAACTTTGATTTGATTTACGACATTGAGAGCGCGGTTGAGTCCGCGTTTAAGTCGTTATTCCAGTCAAGCGATCTAGTGGCATACACCACGAACGACGCCGGGATGCCGAGCAAGGAGCGTCCGCGTGTCGAATTGATGTATCAGCACGGCGCAGAGGACGGACACAACTCCACAGCATCGAACTATTACAGGGCGGACACTTTCGCAGGCTCAATCATCGTTGCGGTCATCACGAACGCCCAGGACGAATCCATCGGCACGGCTGAACACGCTCAATTCAGGGCAAGGGTTCGCAATGTGATGGCGAAGGCGAACGCGCTCTTGGTCGCAGACCGAAGCGGTGACGATTCGCTGCTTCCCTATCACAGCGTTATGGACGTTGTTGAATCCGGCACAGCACCAGCATACACGCCGGAAGAGGGGCATCTAGTTTCACGCATCAACTACTCAATCAAAGTCAACATTCGGCCAGATGCGTGGCCGTCTGAATAAGAGAACGGAATAATATGGCAGCATTTAGAAATGATGGAACAGTTCAGTATGGCTCGCATGTGTTGGCTATTGGAACCATCACGCCGGGCAATCCTCCGACAGTCGGAAGCACCACAAACTTTGTGGCTGATAACGTCGAAATCACACGGACATCAAAAACCATCGAGCGCACAAACGAGCTTGACGAACCAAGCGGGCAGGTGAGCTACATCGGTTTTGTCACCGGAAGCGCAACGGTGCAGCTCGCGACCAGTTCAACAATCCCGCCGACACAGGGCAAGGGCTTCTCGCTGACTGTGTATGACCCGGATGCTGACGGCGATCTGGATGCAGAGGTGTTCTACATTGACACCGTTTCGCAGCCGTTT